GGTTTGTATTCTGTGCCATTTAGAATTCAATTACTACTTTGAGCTCTTCGTTTTGATCTGCCGAACGAGTGATCGGGATCCTATTATCTATGTAAAGTACTTCACCTGAGTTTAGTTCAATCTCTTCGTTGGCGTAACCAGTTACGAATGAAAGACCTAACTCATACACAGATACACCAATAGTTATCTGAGTAACTGGAACTTGAGATGTTCCAAATGTTGAATCGGGGGTTGCTGTATAGGAAGTCGTACCACCTGTTATCTGATTTGATCCAGAGAACGGAATTATGTTTCCGTTAACAGTACCATCAACTGAATCCTGATAATATTTCAAGAGTTTAGTTGTTGCATCATATGAAACCACAAATCCTTTTGCCCCTGTGGTTGCCTGTGTTATTGTTTCTCCTGTTTGGAAAGCACCAGAAGGAGTACCAGTACCAGACTGAGGGAAGATCATTGCCTTAACAGCAGACCTTGTGTTCTGACTACAAACAGTTGTAGTGTTGTAATCATATGGATTTAATACCAAACCAACTCTTCTGTATGACAAGTCATTAGGAAAGTCGATAAATGCACTAGTAGTTTCTAACTTACTAGTAAACATCAAACGATAAGAACCCAATTCTCTTACAGCATCAGCACCATGTCCTTTATTTGGTGGAAGTACAACGTCAAGATTTGCACCTGTGCCATTACCTATATTTGGTATAAGTGAGGCATCAATTGAAGCAAAACTATATCCAGTACCTGCCTGAGTTATAGTAACAGCAGAAACAGAACCAGAAACAACAGTTACTGTACACAGTGCTTGTGTTCCTCCATTAATGGAATAATCTCCACGAATGGGAACATTGGTATAAGTACCGTTGTTATATCCAGCACCAGCTGCTTCAATGACAACAGTGTCAATGGAACCTGGGTTTGCTGCAGATACAACTAAAGCATTTGTAAGAACTGGAATGAATTCCGAAGTAACAAACTTTAGAATGTTGTCAGCGTCAATAGTATAAAGATACTTCCAACGATAGGAGTAAACGCCAGGACTATCAGATGTTTCAATGATAGTTGTTGACGTACCAGTTGGTTCTACCAATGAGGGTCTTCCTCTTGGGTAGTCTGGATTTTCTCCATTATAAAGACATTTGTAGACGTTAAAGTCTGAGTTCATTACATAGAAGTTACTATCATACAATCTGGACGCACCATTAGCGGTGGTCTTAGTAGGAGCATAATCTGGTTTGTACATTGAATATGTACGACCAACTCCACCAGTTGTTTTAGTAGGATCAATCCAATCAACTCTGGGAACTACTAATGCAGTATCGGAAATATCAACACGCTTAAAGGCAACGGAATCTTGATAAACGTTTCTCGCATACTCGAAACTATCAATTGGTTCACCCTGTGGAGGTACGTCAGACGACCCCCAGGTCTTTGCCCTACCAACGAACATAAAAACTTTGTTAGTCGTTAGAAGAGTGTTCCTGAAGCTTTCCGCAGCGTAGATTCTAAATTTATCAGTGACTAATGCCATTGCTTGTAAGCTTTATTGGTTATTTATAATGATCTCAGACGAACTTCTGGAAGAAGTGAGACGTTTCCGCTGGTACTCCGCGTAAATGGGTACTCAACAGTGAATGTAGTAGATGCAGTGACAGTAACTGTGTAAGAACCATCAAATCCATCACCAGTAGTGTGATCAAGATATATGGACATTCCAGTAACTAAATTGTGGTTACCACTAGTAGTTACTGTACATGTTATACCTGTTGAAATGTATGTTCCTGTCTGAACAGTTATTGCAGAAGCAGTTGTTCCCATATACCCTCTACCGCCTGTAGCAACAGTAAGAGTTCCTGGTGTACCTACACTTTTCGCACCGTAGAGTATTCTTTCTACAGTCCATCCTTTAACAGCATCATAATATGGAATAAGAACTTCCCCTTCGTCTGGGAAACCATATCTCTCAGTATTATCATACCAAACCCTCTTAAGATTTAAAGTCGTATCAGTATCACTAATAGTTGTAGTTAGGTAGGAATTAGCAAGCAAACCAGAATTAGAAATAATTCTATCTCTTTGCTTCCTTTCAACATCTACAGGATGTACTGGAAGTACAGTTGGTACTTGTGTATAATTATTACCACCTTCAAGGTTAATAACACTAAGAACTTTACCACTTCCAACTTCAATAGTTGTTTGTGCAGTTGCACCTTCTCCACCACCACCTTGGAAGTAAAGAATTGGAGGAACTTCGTAATTGGAACCAGGATTAGTTATTTGTATCTGTGTTACCTTTCCAGCTGTCACAGTAGCAACGAACTCAGCAGGTGTTGGTTTCAATCCAGTATATTCATAACTGTCAATAGAAGTCGAACTAGAAACAGTTGCAATCAAACGATCTTCACCTTCACTATTAACTAATACTCTGTCTCCAGGATCAAGTGAATTAAATGTATTACTAATTAGTACATCAGAAGCAGATCCAGTAAAGATGTATAGAGAACATTCAGATCCTGCTCTTGGTGCTTCACTAAATTCAATAATTGATCCTCTCAAATCATATGCAACTCCTGGTTCCTGGAAGACACCGTTAATGAAGATTAATAAGTTGTTTGATGCTTCAACAGCAGCATTATCACTTTCAAGTGAGAATGGTTCATTATCTTGCTTCATAGTAAATGTCTTCTTATTATTATCAAAGTAAGGTGCAAGATCATCAAGAAGAGTCATCTTACCAAGATAGAAACCATAGAAGTCCATTCCTGGAATAGGTGCCTCTGTAAAGGTTATTGTGCTACCACTATATGTGTAAGCATCTGTACTACCCTTAACCTGAAGAGTACTATTCAAAAATATTAAGAAGTTATCACTCGCTGGTAGTACTTGTGTACTACCGCCTACTTGAGTAGTAAATGTTGTATCAGTACCATCAAAGTTTACTGTTCCTACCTTAATCTGGAACTCTGGTGAGTTACTCGCAGTCCTAGTAACGCTATTGAGGTTTCCAGAACCACCAGCTGTAGTACCAACAGCAGTAGTAACAATAGTAAAGAGAGTTGAGATGGTAGAAGCAATATTTTGGCAGTCATTAGTATCATAAACATTATTTCCACTATCATTAGTAATTGTAAGATCCTTAACTTGAGTTCCCTTAGTGAATGAGTTAGTAGCAACTGTAATGTTACGCATTACCTCACGAGAGATATCTCTAGCATGATTGAATACCTGCACAGACTGATCTTCCTCTCCAGTTAAGTGAACTGTAGAGACATAGTAATTTGCTGCATCATAAGTAGCATCATTTCCACCAAATTCAACGTTATCTGCAACAGCATCAACGATTAACTTAGTATCACGAATACACTTCGTATAACTTGGTACTTGGAATAATCCATTATTAGCAATCATCCTACCATACGCAGTTGTTGCAATAAATTCAAGGTTATCACGCATCAAATTACCAGCATCAGCACCTTGGTCATATTCATATACACCAGTAGTTACAATGCCTCTTGTGACAGCTGTAGAAGTGGCACTAACAAATGTATGCCTATCACCTGACTTAACAGCACCAGCATTAGCAGTTATGAATTTATGTGTATAATTGCCACCTGAGATAACTGAGTTACTCAATGCTGATTGGAACTTATGCTTGTAAGTATTAGAAGATTGAGGAGCTGCTAATATATCAAGACTAATTGTTGTACCTGTAGTTGCAGTAATAGGAATTGCAGTATCGTAGAATGGATCACGTTTCTTAACGAATGGGGCAATAGTAATACAATTAGGTGTAGCACCAAGATATGTGTGAGTAGTTGTATTAGTTGAAGGTGTTTCAGTTAGAACCTGAATATCGAATGTATTATATGTAACATTTGATATCTCCACAAATTCACCACTTGCAGGATCCTTAAGAGTGATACCGTCTGCAACACCACTAACGAAAGTATGAGGTGCAGTATTAGTAGAAGGAACTGCATTAAGAACTTTAACGTCAACTCTGTTTGGAGTTACTCGATATACCTTCAACCACTTACCACTTATATAATCAGTTGATCTTGGATATGCAGTTGCACCACTTGATGCAGCAGTTCCAACATTAACTGTAATTGTAGTAGCAGTCTCTGCAGTAATTTCTAATGGTTTGTTATATGCAGGATCAGTGTAACGAGGATATGAGTGCTGTGTAGCATGTTGATCCTCAGCACAAGTGAACTTCAAAGAACCTGCAGCAATAGTTGCCTTATTGCTAGTAGTAAAGCTATGTGATCCTATTGTTAATTGTAAATCACCAGTAGCAGGAGTATAAACAGCAGCTGTTACATTTTTCTGAGTACCATCGTCTATAGTAACAGCATTTGTTGCTGTACCACCAACATAGGTATGAGCAAATGATCCAGCAGTACAACTGAATGAAAGAGCACCATCATCAATCTTAATTAAATCATTTTTCTTAATTACATGATTGACAGATGTTTGAATACTTAAGATACCTGTATCAGGATAGTAATGTGTACCACCAACACTAACAGCAGCAGTAGATGTTCCACCATTCCATGTGTGAGCATACCCACCACCACTTTGTACAGCATTAGTTGCTGTAAATGAAGGCTTCCATCTATGAACTGATGTATCAGTCGATACACCAACATTCATTGTAATGGTTGTAGCAGTTACTGATTCAATTTGTATTGAAGTATCATAAAATGGGTCAGTAGAACGAGGATATGTGTGATCAGTTGCATAGTTGTCTGTAGCACACTGGAATGTCAATGAATTAGCAGTAATCTTAATACTATCTAAAGGTTTGATGCTATGTGCACCAATTGTTAATGTTAGAGCACCAGAAATGGGATCATATGTACCATCTGTAGCAGTATGATTAACAACAGGTGATTTACCAACATAACAAGTCATTGTTGTAGCAGCTACTGCGGTAATTGGGGTGTCTTTACCGAAGTATGGATCTGTTGGTCTTGGATATAACTTAGTAGCAGTATTTCCATCCATTGCACAAGTAAATGACAATGAATCTGGTTTAATTCTAACTGTAGATGTTGCTCTACTAATTCCAGTAGCAGTACAAGATACAAATGTATGAACTGTGGTATTGGTAGAAGGAATCTTATCAAGTACCTGTATTTCAAATGTATCTGTAGTTACATTAGAAATCTGTATCCACTCACCACTAATAGGATCGGAAGTACGAGGATATGTTGAAGTACCTCCACCACCATGAGTACATGAGAATGATAAAGCATTATCATCAATCTTGATATAATCTCCTTCAGCAAATCCATGACCAGTAACAGTCAATTGCATAACACCCGTAGTTGGGCTATATGTACCAGCAGTTGCCTGATGAGTTGATGGGGCAGTGAGAGCGTGAGATCCTGTTGTTAATACTAAAGCACCAGTAGTTCCACTGTAAGTAGCACCTGTTACATTGAAATTGGTAGCAGCAGCTGCAGCAGTATAAGTTGCTCTAGATGGTCTTGGATAGGTCTTTGTACCTAGTCCTTGAGTACAACTAAAGGATAATGCATTATCATCAATCTTAACAAAATCACCATTATTCAATCCATGGACAACTTCAACACAATCAGTTAGTGCACTTACAAATGTATGTGGAATATTAGTACTAATAGCAGTATTTCTTGCCTGGTTAACATTAACTGTAATTGTATTACTTGTTACTCCTAAGATTGGAATATTAGTATTATTAACATAGTCACCAGATGATCTAGGATAAGAACTTTGGTTGCTATTTGATGCTGATGCTATACCAACATTACAGGAAACTGTAGTTGCTGTTACTGAATTAATTGCTAATGCTATATTATATGCAGGGTCAGTAGTACGAGGATAAGTATGACTTGTAGTATTGTTATCTGCATCACAAGTGAATGAAAGTGCATTTGATGTAAATGCAATCGTATCAGAAGTTGTATATGAGTGACTACCAATAGTAACTTCTAGTACACCTGTACTAGGAGTGTAAGTAGCATCGGTTATATCCTTCTGAGTAGATGCAATAGTACATGCATTAGTTGCAGTACCACCATTGTAAGTATGATTACCTACAGCAGCATTACATTCAAACGTAATTGCATTTGGAAGAAGTCTAATACTATCATTGATACTTAAATTATGAGTACCAATGGTCATTACCATATCACCAGAAGCAGGATCATAAGTTGCTGAAGCAACGTTAAACTTCTCATTGGTGATTGTCATAAGACCCGTAGTTGGGTTATATGCTGCATTCTCTGGAGTTAACTTATTTGGAATTGCATAAGTGTGAACATTAGTATTGGTTGAAGGAATAATCTCAAGAACCTTTACAGTAAATGTATCACTTGTAACACCAGATACTTTTAACCATCTATCGTATGCATAATCAGTAGATCTTGGATATTGCTTAGTAGATACACTTCCATCAAGACCACACTTAAAGTTAAGTGCCTTTTCCTTAAATTTAATCCAATCGCCATTGACAAATCCATGTGACGGTGATGTAACTGTCATCAAACCATTATCAGGATTATATGCAGCTCCAGTTACTGCAAATCCATCTGCAGTCGTTCTTGGATAACTGTGAGTTGTATTATTACCATCTTGATCACAAGTAAAGGTAATAGCACCATCTGAGAGTTTAATACTTTGTCCAGCAGATAAATTATGAGATCCAATGGTCAATTCCATGAGACCCGATGTAGCGTCGTAAGAAGCGTCTGTGGGGGTATAATTGACTAGAGGAGACTTACCAACATAAACTGTAATCGTGTCGCTTGTAACCGAATATACGCCCAATGCAGACTTATATGCACGATCACTCTTTCTAGGATAAGAATGTAAGGTAGCCCTATCATCCATCTCACAAGTAAATACTAATCCATTCTCATCAATAGTAACAACATCTCTTGCTTGCTTAATACTATCAGGAGCACCAGATACCCATGTATGAGTTGTGGTATTAGTGGAAGGAATAGTCTCTAAGCACTGAATAGTAAATGTATCAGTAGTTACATCAAATATCTCTACAAACTTACCGCTAATTGGGTCAGTTGTTCTTGGATATGAGTGATTGCCACTACCCTGTGTACATGTGAATGTTAATGCACCATCATCTAATAAAACCATATCACCATTGGACATTCCATGACCAACTACAGTAATTACTACCTTACCATCAGCAGGAGTGTATGTTGCACCTGTAGGAGTATGATTTGTTGCACCTAATAAGGAATGATCCCCCACAGTTAGTGTTAGTACACCTGTACTAGCGGTATATGTAGAGTTACTTGGTGTATACTGGAATCTCTGACTTTCACCAACATTAACCTTAAATGAATTGGTAGTTACTTCAGAAACAGTTATCCAAGATCCAGCAGCAGGGTCTGAAGCACGAGGATATGTATGATTAGAATTATTATTATCTTTAGAGCATGTAAATGTTAAGGAATCGTTAGCAAACTGAATTCTATCTCCCTTATTCAATCCATGAGAAGCAACGGTACATATCAGATCTCCTGTTGCAGGGATATACTTAACCTTAGTTGGTTGGAATTGATATGTACTCAACCCTTGGAAGGTATGAGTAGTAGTATTAGTTGCAGTAGTACCATTAAGTGCATTAACTGTAATAGTAGTTGCAGCTACAGCATCAACAGGGAAGTCTGAAAGGTTTCCTCTAGGATCTGTTGATCTTGGATATGTATGATTACCAGCACCCTCAGTACAACTAAAGATCAGAGCATTATTTGCAATTCTAACGTAAGATCTTGCATGTTTGATTGCATTCGCTGCTGCAGCAGAGAATGTATGAACTGTAGTATTAGTAGAAGGAACTGTATCAAGTACTTGTATAGTAAATGTATTAGCAGTTACATCAAAGATCGGAACCCACTTATCACTAATTGGGTCAGTAGAGCGAGGATAAGCATGAGTACCACCACCTTGAGTACAAGTGAAGGTAATAGCACCATCGTCTAACTTAACTTGTTCACCATTCTCAAATCCATGTGTAGTTAATTCAATAACCAAATAACCTGTCTTAGGATCGTAAGTAGAACCATTTCCAGCAGTATGTGTTGTTGGAGCAAGCATACTATGTGATCCAATGGTCAACTCCAGAGCACCTGTTGCGGGTGTGTAAGCAGCAGCAGAAGGTGCATAGTTAATAGTCAATGATGATCCAATATCAGATACACCCAAAACATCATCCTGTGTATATCCATTACCAGCAGCATTCAATACTACGTTAGTTACTTTCTTTCCACTAACTGTAATATCTGCAGTTGCTCCATTACCAGATCCAAGTCTGTTCTTTAGAGGAACTCCTGTATATGTACCATCTGTATATCCATAACCTGATGTCAATCCATTGGCAACATCAAAGGTCTTAATCTCGTCACCAATTTGATCTAACTGGAAACTATCAGTATATGATGCACGATCATAGTACATCGCAAGAACCTTAGTCTCAGCAAGAGGAGGAGTGGCGAAAGTAATAATATTATTAGTAAAGGTATAAGTTGCTGGATTAGTTACAATACCATTAGTAATAACAAATAACTGTTTCTTATCAGCAGTTTTAGCAATTTGTGTACCAATATCAATACCATTGGTTCTAACTCTAAATGTATCATTAATACCATCAATATACATTCTGATTGAATGTCCTACACCAGTTCCAACAGCACTCAAAGTAATTGCAGGTCCACCAGGAATATTAGTAAGTTCAATAGTATTAGCATCAACATAGTTGATATAATAAGCAGCAGAGTTGGTTAATCCACCAATAGCAGTTCCTGTCCTTACTAATGGATAGTTACCAGTATTTGAAGCAGGTAGAGTAGAAGGATTATCAATAGCATCTGTAATGATCTTACCTAATGCTGTAATAGCACTCTTAACATCCGCACAACCATCAGTAGGTGCAGTGATACTTAAATCTGTTATTGGAACAATATTTGTATATGTACCAACTGGTAAATTATTAACAACAGCTAAATTGCAAAGATCTTTTGCTTTATTAAATGCAAAGATTGTCTCAGTTTCTTCCCCTTCAATATGTTGAATGTAATTGGATGGATTAGTTCTCGTTACGGAAGCAAGGCTATTAGAAGAAAGAGCAGTAGTAATGATATTAAAGAGAGTGTCCATTGCAGCGTCCACTGAAGCACATGTAGCAACAATGTAAGTGACGCTAGTATTAGTGACTTGAGTAAGACCGTGATTACCTTGAACAGTGATTGCATCATTGATTATTGCTTGTGCACAAAGTTCCTTACACTTATTGAAACACCAGATTGCTTGTGTCTCTTCTCCATCAACAGGAGCAGGATTAGAGTATACTCCATCAACATAGAAGTTTGCAGCATCCCATGTCTCACTATTGCCACCATAACGCAAGTTATATGCAATAGCTTCCATTCCATCAACTAAGTCATCAATACAATTGTCATTATGACCAGGAACACCTGGATAACCACTTGGAATACCTACAGTAGGATCTTGTAACATTTGATACACTGCTTCAGCAGCAATGAACTTCATGTTGTCCTTAATTAAGTTTGCAGCATCAATATGAGCATTACTCTGAGATACAGTAGCACCAACATACTTGTTAGTAGCATCTACAGTGAAATAGTTACCACCATATCTTAAATCATTAGCCCATGCAGCAACTACAAGTCTTGTATCTCTAGCACATGTTGCTGAGTTATACACAAGACTTGGATATGTTGCATTTAATGCACCAATTGTTTCCTCAACGATATAATCAATATTCTTAATGACTAAATCTCTCGCATCTTGGAATCTGTCTCCACCAGCATTATAAGTAACACGTTGGTTATCAACTAATCCATGATTAGTTAATGTAATTCTATTATTAGATGTGTTTACAATGGCAGAAGATGATCCATCAAACGAAATAGATCTATCGCTAATATCATCAATCTTATATGCGATACAAGATAAGATCTTCTGAATGTCTAGTAACTGTCTACCATAAATCTGAACTTCAGTAGGTACTGCAGCAGAGTAATCTGCTTTACCAAGAGCAAAGTTCTTAATGACAGATAATTTACCAGTATTCTTAGCAGATGGCTTAGGAATTACGTAAGTAGTACCATTAAAGGTAGTTCCCAAACTATTAGTATTAGATACCCACCAATCCGTAGTATTACCAGCACTTAAGTTAATAGTGGGTTTAGCTCTATAATCTTTCTTAGTTGCTTGTGATAGTACTTGTGTACCAACAACCTTAAATCCTGCAGGGTGAGCAGCAAATTTAACTGGATTCTTCCAATCATTGATATTGATAGAAGATGAGATATCATATGAGAACTCTTGGAACCTGTTACTGTCATAAACTCTCTGTTCATTAAGATCTAAGAAACCAGTAGTACGTTCCCATCTTTCTGCAGATGTACTAATTGGAGAAACATCAAATACAGCATCTGCTTTATTAAATGCATGAATTTGACCAAATGCAGCAGTCTCTTCACCAAATACAGGTTCACCGACTTTAAATTCACCTTCAATAATCTCTACACTAACAACACGACCAGAAGCATCCCAATTCTTAACATAACCATATGCAGTATATGATGTATTAGATGCACCCTGATAAAGCCTCTCTCCAATAGAGAAAGTAGCTGGTTTCATATATGCAGTAATAATATCTCCAAGATCACTAGTCACAAGTGTGAAATATGTCTGACCTGTATTTGGATCTCCAACTGGATTTGTAGTAAATGCAATCTTATTAGCAATTCCAACATTTGCATCAGCAAGAGTAGCTGCAAGGCAAATCTGATTATCTGCTAATCCATTAGTACCATTAGCAGCAATAGCATAATAAGTTGTATTAATTACTAATGGATCTGGGAATTGTCCACTAAGCTCTTTAAGAGTAACTTTAGTACCATTAGGTATCTTTGTATTATATGGGAAGTTTAATGTACTACTAGACTGCAATCCAACCCAAGAATGAGATACTTGCGCTTGAACTGTAGGTCCAGATGTAAATCCCCTTCCTGCTTTTATAACTTCAACTGCCTGTATAACTTCATTGTCAATAATGGGTTCTAATTCATAAAGGGATCCCTGTCCACCAACAAGAACGATTTCTGGTTTAGCAACGAAGTTAGCACCACCATTAGTAACATCAAGATAGTCAATAACTTGAGTTCTTGTTAATTGAAGGTTATATGTAGTGTTTAATTCTGGTTTAAGAGTTCTATCGTGAGAATAGTTAAATGTGATGTTATCTCCACCAATTTTAAGAATTTTTCCTAAATCTGAAGATTTCAATAGTACAGAAGCACCCTTTCCTGTTGTTTGAGTAATATTAACTACAGGAGCACTTTGATACTGTTCTCCATTTGCTTCAATAGCAATTGATGTAACTCCTTCATTTAAAATCGTAGAATTGAACTTAGCGTTAATTCCATTACCACCACTAACTGTAATTGTTGGTGCTGAGAGATAACCAGATCCACTATTAGTAACAGTAACTGTATCGACAGATGCATTTAATAAAGTTGCTATGGTCGCTTTATCAGCATGGGACAATCCATCAACTGTCACAGTGAAATCTTCGTTAGAAGCACCACCTGCAATCTTAGTTCCATCAAAAGTGATGACATCACCTAATGCATATGCACTACCACCGCCAGTGCAAGTAATTGAAACAATTCTTCCGTTACCATCTGTAATAACTGTAAATTCAGCACCTGTTCCATTAACAGGAGCAACACTAGTTTGAGTTACACCAGTAGTTGTTGTATCTGCGGTATATGTACCATTTCCAGCTGGTTGAACTATAGTTCCAATTGAATCAACAGATCCATAGTAAGGATCATCAAATATAATAGAAGGAGCAGATCTATAGTTAGATCCTTGCTGAGTAACTGCACATGCAGTCAACTTTCCACCACCTGATACAGTAGTAGCAACAGTTGCTTGAAGTCCACTTACTGCAGTAATAGTTCCTTGAGAATCTGAACTATAAACAAATCCAGTATTACCACCACCAATGGTAAACATGATATATCCTTTCTGAGCAGCACCAGTTCTTGTATTTTGAAGTGGCTTGACCCTCAATATTGATGAAGTAGCATCCCAAGAAATAACCTGCCCTCTAGCAGTCTGATTTCCTTGAGTTGTTTGTGATATAACAATTTCATTTTTAATAAATGAACCAAATACATTATTAAGAGTTAAATCAACAAAGTCTGGTAATGTTACAATACCAGTTGGTAAGGATGACTGGTTGTATCCAGATCCTTGATTAGTAATAGTAACAGGATTAACTAAGTATCCAGAAATAGTTGCTTCAGCAGTAGCACCAGATCCAGATCTAGTAGATCCACTTAATTTTGGAAGAGATGAGTAGTTTCTTCCTGGGTCACCAACTGAAATGGTCGAAACTCCACCTGAGGGGTATATTGAAGTTGTATCGTAAGTAATACCTGTTGAATATCCACTTTCAGGAGAAAGAGCAGTATAATAGCTAAAGTCAGTATCTGACCTTGAAGCAATAGTCTGTGATCCAGCAATAGGGTCATTCATGACCGTAAAGTAGTTTCCACTTACGGATCCTTGAATATCGAAGTAATAGAAGATACCAGGTAAATCTTTTACGAAAATAGTGATAGAATTTTGAGCATTCGTAATTGTGTCTCTTTCTTCATCACTAATGTTCTTATAAGTGAAAATATCGGTATTTGATGGATCTAAAGTAAATGCAAGTGTTTTTCCATCATTACTAGAATCTGAAGTATCGAACTTGTACTTATGACCCAAAATAAGTTGTAATTTGGGTTCTTGGACGTAACAAGTGGCAGAAGTAATATTTGCAACTGCAATAGACGCAAAATTGCGTTTTACGGTAAATTTGCGAAGAGTTTCAGTTCTAACAACGGAATAGTCGGTTTTATTGTAACCAGAAGGAGTAATTCCCGAAATATTGACTATATCGCCAATTTTAACTTGATGTGCCTTATCACAATGAACTACAGCTTCTATTTCGACTTCAGTTAGTGTAATAGTGAAACCTGAACCTGCAGAAGGTGTTAAGTTGTTTCCAAGGTTAACATTAGCCGCAGAAATGGTATCACCAACATCATATCCAGTTCCAGCACTCGTAATCGTTACAGTAGTGACTGCACCACCAGAAACTACGATTGTTGCCTTACCTCCTAATCCAGAACCATTAGTAGACAATGGAACCTCTAGATATGTACCATCTAAGTAATTACTACCACCAGTAATGCTTCCCCAACCACCTTGGTACAAATTACCGTCTGTACGCTTTCTGAGATAAGTCCAACTCAACGCACCATCAGATGCAGTGCCAGATTCATGAGTTGGAGCTGAAGTACCAGAAGTTCCACTTGTAGCTGCCTGATAAACTCTATTTCCAGCGAAAATCAAATCTTGTTCTACATATGCAGTCGTATTAGCGTATTCTGATAACAACTTCATTGATGTTATGTCAAAATACTCAAAATGATACTTTGAACTAATTACTTTGGATTTAATTGTTCTTGTATATAAATTATCAGTTAAAGATATAGTAACTGCATCGCCAACTTGCAAATAGTGGTTATCTTCACAAGTTACAGTTGCTAAGAACAGATCATTGTAAGTTCCAACGAAAGTTCCAACGCTACTAACGGTTCCACCTGTAATAGCAGATACAGTAGCACTAATTCCCTCTCCGTCAGTACCAGTATTATCAAATGTTAGTCTATCATTAACTTTATAACCTGCTCCACCACCTTCTACGAGATATTCATCAACACCAGCTGATGAATACTTATTAGTTGAAGAAACAACCAAGGAATCAGCTATACCACCTCTAATTACAGGATAGTAGCTGAAATACCCAATTCCATCTTCAAGATAAGATAATATTTCACCAGTTTCCATCACAATCAATGTTGTGGTGTCTTCTAGTGATAGGAAGAAGTCAACTTTGTTATCTAACTCTTTTCTCTTGGCTATAATGTTATCAGTACCGATAAATGGTGCTTTATATCGAGTTGCGTCTTCTGTGAAGTTTTTCTGAAGACCATTTCCATCCCAGTTAGTTTTATCTGCTTCTGAGTAGAAATTTGGTCCTACAAAGTAAGGGAAAGCTGGTTCTCCAGCAGATCCTTTAATTGTAGAGAAATATGCATAAACTCCATTTGGATATTCAGGAGTAACACAATATCTGCCATTATATTGATCTAAATCACCAGATCCTTCCGTATACTCATAATCTTCAATATAAGTGCCCATAGGGTCTGTTAGACCGCTTAGAAGAGCATCTCTAGTAGTCTTTACAGAATAACTAGAAATCATCAACTTATATGAGTTATAAGGATTGGTATTCTCTGGATCTGCAAATCCGTAAGGTCCATATATCGGATGTCCATCATATGCCCAACCAATAATCGGTGAATGAGCAGTTGGACTTAATTCTTGTAATGAATCATTAATATTATCCTTTAAGAGGTATCTTAACTTCTTAGGGTTATAAAGATAGCAATATTCACCACCATATATCAAATAGTTCTCTCCTTGGAATATTCCACCACCAGCAGCATCAGTAAGCTTTCTATTATTGAAGCTGTTTGAAGAAACTCCAAGTTCTTGATATGTTGCCGCTTCATTGAAAGATAATTCTGTTAAATTAGTCTGGAATGATGCACCTGACCCTGGATATACAATACTAATCCTTGTTCCACCTGCAGTGTACCCTACACCCTTATTTGTTACAATAACACCAGTAACAATGTTACTAGAAAGGTCTACTTGAGCAAATGCAGTAGCACCAACTCCGTCTCCAGTGATAATAACGTCAGGAGCACCGAAATATCCACTACCACCAAATGTAACAATGATACTTTCAATCTTTCCGTTCAATATGGATGGATATGCAACAGCACCACTACCAGAGATCAATTTGATCGTTGGTTCGTATGTATATTGAGATCCTGCATCAGTAATAGTAATAGTATCAATTGGTCCTCGGCAAATTGCAGTTGCAGTTGCACCTGAACCACCTCCACCAGTAATTGCAATAGTTGGAACACTAGTGTATCCAGTACCTCCAGAAACTACAGTAATACCAGTAACTTTACCAGAAGTGATCTGTGCACTAGCAGATGCCTGAGTAGTAGACCCTCCACCAGTAATAGAAACAATTGGTTGAGTTGTATATCCTGTACCACCATCAGTAACGTTAATTGATATAACAGAACCAGTTACAGATACAGTTGCAGCGGCAGACTCTCCTTCGTACTCCCAATCAACAGTTCCTAAAGTGAAAGCTCCAGTAGTGTGGGTTGGATAGTCGGTTAATGACGTTGTACCAGTACCATTTGCCTGATACCTATTTCCATTATATTTTACTTTAGTGTAGATGGCATATTTCTTACCAAGTACATAATCTTCTTCAAATTCAACTGTAGGTGGGTTTGTGATATCATATCCTGATCCACCGTCATTTTTAGTGATTGATTTTAAACCACCAAACTTTTTAATATCTTTTCCCTTATATGAATAGAAAGGAACACCATTCGCACCAATACCAACCTGTCCAACTGGAGTAGCAGTCTTAGTACTCTTAGTAGATGGTGTAAGTGGTATTCTCTTAAGATATCTCTGGTTTCCTGGTGATAAGTCTGCTGAACTAAATGGACCTATCTTATGTGATGGTATACCTGTACTAGCAGCAATAGCATTATCTGTTGATTTGTAGGTATTTTGAATATCTGCAGTATAATCCTTAATTACATTATTAATTGAGGAATAATCACTTACTCCATAAGCAAACTCTCTTGAAATGAAGAATTCAAAATTACTAATACCTGCAGAAGGTGAAGATGAGAATTTAAACTCAAATGTATATGGATCAACAACACCAACAACATCATGGAGGTTATTGTAGATATCTTCAGGTGCATTTAGTATTCTAATGACATCATCTCTTACTAGACGATGCTTTTCTTTTGTTTTGACTGTACAAAGAACACTATTGTCTGCAGCAGGAGTTGCTAAGGTTGCAGACTCCCCTCTGAGTGCCCTTCTGACGTTATATTGGAAACTATCCCATATTGGGTCAATACTATCGAAACCAGGTGCTGCAGGGGTCGTAACCTTACTATTAGGAAGGTAATATTTTCCACCGTCAGTTAATTGAACTCCTCTAGTTCCACCATAGACCTTTAATTGAACTTCTGACCCATCTACGTTGGATGCTCCGTAAATCTTGTATGCAGCAAATACTTCTTGACCTGCATCATGTGCTACGTTGCTTGAATTCTCTCTAGCACGGCTACATCCCAAAAATTGAGTTACTGTTTTGTCTGTATAAGTGATTAATTCATCTTCAATCCTAAAACGACCATTTTGCTCTGGCCAACCAAGAGTAGAATCGACTGTTACAACTTGGTCACTTAAGTTCGCTCCCAAATCAGCTGCAAGGACGGTTTTATAAGGAGTAACAAATGTACCACTTGAATTATTGGTATCTACATCAATTTCAAAAACTGAACCACTTGAAGTAAAGACTTCTACAACACCTTTAACATATATTCTCGCTGCAGCGACATTTGGGTCTGTAGTATCATCTTCTTGATATAAAACTTGTCCAACAAGTGAAGTTGGGTCTCCAGAAACCGCTACGGCACGAATTACTTCCCTAGAAGTGTAATATGCGTCCGATGGTTTGAAAATTCTGTCTCTTGGATAGGAAACATCCGATTCTACGCCAAATAGTGTTCTTAATACGAACTGAAAAGACCTTGTAGACCCTTTAGAGGCATAAAAGTCCTTAATTCGCTTAATTATAGTTGATTCAGTAACTCCAGTCGCAAAATTCTTCGGATAAGTCGCTAAGAACTGCTCTTTGAACTTTCCAAGGACATAAATTGGGAAAATATTGTTTAAATTGACAACTGTAGCACCAATTGCATGTGCAGATGCTGTCGTTTCTTCAAATTTGAAAATTCCTTCCTGTCCAAGTGCCCTTACAGCGTCAAAACCCCTTGCACAAGTGTTAAAAATGGTAGATCCTTTACTTTGGTAGTAAATTATCTCATCACCGATTAGAAGTAGACCTTCATTTGGAAAATCACGAGTAGATTCAACGTCAACAGCTGTTGAAGATGTTGTTACAGCAGAAATTAGCTTAGTTTCAGTAACTAAACCACCATAATTGTCAATATTATAATAATCACCCCAGTTCTGGATGATGTCAAAGCAATATCCTCTTAGTTCCTGTGACTTATAATACTCTTTTACAAAATCAATAAAGGTCGCATAGTCCTCTTGGACAAATTGTGGAAATTGTCCAGCAATACTATGAGATATCTGTGATTTGGATTCTGAGGTGACCTCAGACGGAACTGGTGGTACTGTAACCGTAGTGGTCGGGGTAGTCCACTGACCAACTTTCCAGGAAGAATTTGTCATGCCTTATTAACTATAGCTGGACTCTGGTACAACTCCTGTTCCAGAGAGATTTGAACCGCTACTGATGGTGTCTTCTACAACACTTACAGCTGTATTATCTATACCTATTGTAAGATAGGTCTCACGTAATGATATTAAATCATTTGATGTAGGTACTGCAGATATTTGCATCAAGTTACCTGCAACCAAAGTTGAGGTAATAGTTAAGTCATTGATAACAATTTCACCCATATCATAATCAACTGAACCCCACAATCCATCAACATACTCCTTTTCACCAGTTCCTTTAACGTAATACAACCTTAAAGTCTTGGCACCATCATCATCGAGGTAATATGTATTGAGAGTATCTCCCACAATCTTGAATCCAGAGGAAGAAACAGAAGGTTCTGTTGATGTTCCTTGCTTAATTCTGTTACCGTAACATATTTTATAGTTAACACGAGTGTTTAAATCAACTGTTACGTTCTTTCTCATCTTGAGACGAGTGATATTAGATGTAATTGAAGCATCTGCTTCATCAATCACCCTCTGAAGTTTGGAGAATTTGAACTTTCCACCAAATTTGTTAAATTCAGATCCAATATTAAGTAATGTCAGGGTATTTGTAACCACAGTTTTGATTTCATCCTGTGTTCTAGTAGTAACATTAGGGTTATAATAAACAAAACTCGTCAAATCAATGTAAAGTATCGATGGATCGACGATTTGTGGTTGAATTGCCGCAACAGAGTACTCTCTAAGCTTAGTCAGAATGACATTTTTCTCAGAAAGTGATAATTTATCCGCATTTTTTGGTTTGATTGACAAAAATACCTTCCCAAATTGAGGAGGAGATGCTTCTTCACCACCATAACACGCAATTGAAGCGACGTTAGGGTAAATTTGCGGTACAATTGCCTCATAATCCCGCGTAGATACTGCTCTACCGAACGCAGAGTAGAATTTAGGAGCTGCAAACTTAATAGATTCCGTAGTTTCTTGTCCAGCACCTCCATCTGGCTTACTTACAAGCGTAATTGAGATACCAGAGGTGATTGGATTACCTACATTGTCTCTAAAATTACCAATATTGGTGTAACTTTGAAGTCCATTTGCACCAGTTCCTGAAGAAGTGGTGTAAGTAACTGAAACTACGTCTCCATTTGCCAAATCTTTACCTACAGTTCCGTCTCCAAAGAGTACTTCTGGGATTTCCTGTTCGGATTCTTCCAAGAAGAAGACTTTTGAGGTGGAATCAATCTTAGTAATGTCTGTTGCTTTTAGGTATCTTTCTGTAATCTGTCCAGAACTGACCAAAACACGCATACTAGTTGTATCTGCATTATTATTCGTAAGAATAAAACGTTGTCTCTGTCCAGTATTACGTACAAAGGTATCTGTAACAAACACACCTTCAAATAATTCTAAGTTATTAAAGGTTGCAATACCACTTGTACTATCTACAGACTGTACAACATCAGTTGCAGTAGAGAATACAAAGTTATTAGCATCCAATCCAATGAAGTTTAATACTAATCCAGCATTAATTGTAACTGTTTTTGGGTATGGGAATGCAGTTTGAACCGAAACATTAACTACAGCACGTGCAGAACGAGCTGACTTTGGTGTATAACCAATCATTCTTGCTAGTTTTACAACATTCTCACGTAAAACAGCAGTTTCCATGAAGCCTTCATTAACCGCAAGGTTGGCATTCACGGAAGTATAGTAAGTATTATATGCTAATGTATCAATTAAGACAGTTAAAGAAGATCCCTCGAAGTCATAATCCGAGAATTGCTCCTGTGCTTGGAGGTAATTTTTTATTTGTGCCTTAATTTGGTTAAATTCTAAGGCGTTTACCTGCTGAAATGCCATTACGGTTTAAACGCGAGTTCTAAGTTATTAATCCTATTAGGTATACCAATAATAAAATAACTGATACTAACGTCTAAAGAGTTATTATCGGGTTCAAATTTAGTTTTGACATCAAAGACAGTCACTCTCGGTTCATGTCTGTTAATAACAGTTTCTAAGTTTTCTGCAACTTCATTCTCTAATGAGGGACTATGGTTCTCAAATAGTAAACCAATGATGTTCCCACCAAATTTATGATCAAAAGGCTTCTCATACCAATTGTACATAACAATGTTTTTCACGGAATTCTTAATGGCTGCCTCATTCTTCAGTGAAAGAACATCGTCAGTCACTGCATTTTTTTCAAATGTCAGGCTGAAGTCACGGAAGGACTTCGATACTATGGCCATTCTAAGCAGAATATACCTTCAATATATTTATACTGCTTTTTGTAAACTAATTGTTATCTTCGTTAACAGAGTAGAAAGTATACTTTAAGAATAGCTCTTCACCCTTCTTTATATCTTTAATAGTTCTCATATGATATATCTTACCCCACTCTTCTTCTTCAAAGACTTTAACACAATTTGGGTCTTCACTATGATTAACGAACCCTCCTAGAGGTGTCCTCATAATCTCTTCATCTACTACGACATGTGATATGCCGAGATACACGTCATCAGGTATATCGCTTAAAGCAAATAAACCCTGTCCTGCGACAGGGCTATCTTTTACGTGTATGCATTTAGGTAATGCTTGGTACATTATCTACCTTGTCCACGATATCTCTTCTTTGCCTTGTTACGTGAGGTAGCAGAGTACTTACTGTGTGAACCTGTACCTTGTCTTGTCCTCTTAGGTATTGCTTCTACATGTTGATGAGTACCAAACCCACCAGTCTTTGTCTTTGCCATAATTTAACCTGCGAATACGTTAGATGATCCCTCAGCGACTGAGGTGCATGTTGCATCTCCTATTCTACCACATCCTACACCATTTACAAATACGGTTGTACTTCCTGTAGCTATAGGGGCACTATGGCCAGGACAAGGTACACCAGGTAGTAGGTGTCCAGTATTATTATCTCCCTGACGAGAGATAGGTATGTTATTACAGAAGACATTAGGAGATCCCTGTGCTCTAGTCATACCACTACAATGAGATACGTCTGCATCTCCTATTCTAGTTACTGCTGGCATTGTTCGCTACCTCCTGTATGGAAACCCTCAGATCCCCATGGATTATGTTTCTCTGTTGCTAGACGATACATCTTCTCATGCATCGTTATCTCTTCTTCTTCGTCAACTCCTGGTGGTTGATATTCGCACGGTGCTGTATCAACAGGATCGTCTTTATAAGTCGCTATGGGCATACTATCGTGTGGATGGGGGGTGTGTAGTGGGGGCATGGGAAACCAATCGTCGTTTTGCCCTTTTTGATCGTAGGCCATTACTTTCGTTCTCTGGTCATTAATTGTTGTAAGTAATCGGAATACTTACTCATCTCATTATGCTGTTCTTCAGTATGAGGTCCAGGCGGTTCATCTACTTTGAATTTGATTAAGTGGTCAAAGTCTGCAGGTAGATCCCTAGCCTTGGTATAAGTTATGAGTTCACCGTTTTCTTTAATGATGAATTCTCCTTCGAGTTCGTCCATTTCTAATATCGTATTAGGAATTATTTAGAGACCTTCGCGCTATTTGGACGCGATTTTTTAGAACGCCGTTTTTTTGGTCGCGAAGTATCAATCTGATAAAACACGAACATACACACAGATGTCCAAAAGAATATAGTCCACCAAAAATTACTCATTCTTGTATCTCATCTAATCTTAGGTAGGTATTAACATTACCCGCAGGAACGTGTAGTTGTTCCTCCAAGGCAGTCAATCTCTTTCCATGGTCTGTCGTAGGTGCTTTATGTGCCATACCTTCGAGATCCCTGATAGTGTTCTCGTGGTCACATACCACATCTACTAGTTTCTCATATCCCTCGGAGCCAGGTCTCTTCATCATTAAATTAGACTTGGCGACCTTTTCTTCAAGGGCAACAAGCCTAGCGAGTAATTCTTCGTTTGTTAAAGGCATAATAAAAAAGTGTCAGTTAAACGTTTGCAGTTGCAAGTCTTTCCTTATCTAGGAAACGTTCTTGGAGATCATAGTTCAATCTCCAATTAGAGGTATTCACATAATACCCAATAATTCCAGATCCGTCACAGTTATATCCATATCCCGTAACAGGTTCTCTGCAACCGTCAAGGTCGAAGGTCTTACCTGACATCAGATAGTCGTGATACTTGGTGTCTAGTGAGATCATTGGTGAAGCTGGGAGGGAGGTTTAGTATATATGTACATTATATCACGATCTCAACATAATGTCAAAAAAGGTCTGGGCGAATTTTACAGAAAAAAATATATTTGTTTTAGCGTGCACCCGAATGCAAGACTTTGTAGCCTAGCTCGATAGGGAACCTTTAGCTACGGGCACCGACCGAACCGCCCAAGGGGGGCGGCACTGTCTGACTGTCTATCTGATGTGGGGCGGGGCAAGTTCGGCACGCCATCCGAGTGAGATAAAATCGCTTACTGTTTGGATCGCTTGCTCATAAGTTGCGACTGAGATGAGTCTTGCTCTTTGAGGTTCACGATTTGTCCAGTAGCGGATGCAGTTGGTTGATGATCGCATAGGAAATAATAACGGATGAATGGGTCAGAGGTGAGAAGTTCGTAAGTTGATG